CAGGGGGGCCTCTCTAGCACGTGAGATGCTTACGTATCTTGCGTCTTAGGATCGAACATGTCCTTCCCAACCTCCCGGTATCGGAGTCGTTCTGATACCGATGTATCAGAGCTATTCCATTTCCGGTGGCAAGGGGACGGCTATTCAACCGATCGAACTATTGGTGGATGGAAATCCTTTAGGCGAATTGATGCCATCGAAGATGTCATCAATACTCCTAAGACCCAAAGGGTCAAACCTGTCATCCATAGTTCCTTGGTCTATAGCGGTCTACCTTACCAACCATTTCCTGCGGATCATGGCCTAATGGTCATTCCTCAGAATGGTGTGTTGCCCTTTCTAAGTGCAACAGAGTTTGAGTCGGATGTGTTTTCGCTCTCTCACTCACTGCGGGTGCAGGCCTGCGGCCGAGCTTTTACAAGCTTTGCCGATAGGTTCCCTACCAAAATCAGCTTTGCTGAATTTGTGCAGGGTTTGTTCGAACTTTCGGCTTTACTGCCGAAGATTGAACATACTATCACCCAAACAATCTCTGGAGGCTTTTTAACAAAGAAATTCGGTTGGGATAACCTTATTTCTGACTTAAACAGCTTCGCCACGCTCGCAAGTTCCATCCGTGAAAGAATGGAATTCCTGAAAAGGACTTACGGGCGCCCGACCAAGCTCTATCATCGTGAACCAAATATCCAAACTTTGGATACTTGGTCTCAGATTTATGAGCCTGTTAGGGGTTTTGGTACGAGATTGACTCTACAAAGTTATAAGTGCGACTTTAATGCGTCTGCGACTTTGTTGCAGCGCATGGGTCACATCGATGACTTTATAGGGTGGTTGAGAGCTATCGTTATTTCCCTAGGCCTTAACAACCTTATCGCTGCTGGATGGAAGACGACTCGTCTTTCATTCGTTGTCGATTGGTTTCTTAATGTCTCGGGACACCTGGCCCGCCTTGCGGCTGTGCAACCTGCAGATCAATGGGACGTGAGTAATATCACGCACTCCATGTCAATGCGGGCCACATTTGCTGTGCACCAGGTGAATCGGAATATCGATGATGGCTCCGATTCGGAGTTCTACCTCGGTACTCTGACTGTAAAACGATATGTGCGATTTCTTGGTCTTCCGGTCGACCTGAGCGTTTTCACCCCGTCGACCCTAACCCCTGATCAGCTGGTGCTGATGCTTGCCATGGGTGCCGCCAAGTAGCGACACTCCTCTGGTACACAATTAGTATACACAATTTGTGTATGCCTAGCTATATACAGGAGAATTTTCACCATGCTTACCGCAAATTTAACCCTCGATGACGCGAGTGGCGACGCTGTTGCCTTCAATCTGCAGGCTTACCTGCCTGATGGCGCTCGTCGCATCGACATCACTTCTACCCCCTCGGAGCCGAAGACGCTTGAAATCCGTCATTCGACCTCGGGCAAGGATGGAAATGCTGTTGATCGGCATCTAATTTCGGCTTCATTGACGAAATTGGATTCCGCTGGTATTCCTCGGAAAGGTATCGTCAATTTGACGTTTACTCTTCCTCGGAGTACTGCAATCTCCGAAACCAATGTTCTGGATCTCTTTGCAGCGATCACAGATCTGGTTTGCGATGGTGGGTTCGGCGACTCCGGTATGATCGGAACCACCAATGCGGCAGCTATTCTTCGCGGCGAAAGCTAAGAAGAATAGTTAGTAGGGGTCGGTAGCTAGTGACTGTGGAGCGCAACCCATATGGGCCCGCGGAACAGCCATAGCGAGGATTACCTCGATCTCGTCCTGTCGGTCCTTGACCAAGATCCGCTTGGGATCACCTCACGAAAAGACCTCGACATGGATCGACGCACATTGTGCAATCGATTTGATGCCGAAGGCCTATCTTTCCTGACCAAGACTCTTCCTCTTCTAGGAAAAGCGCTTGATCTTGGTTTGATAGAAACTCGTTTCTGTGTACCCCGTGAGTTCAAAAGCGCTCACAAGTGTACAGGTATACCTGCGTTTTTGCAGACGTACTTCAAACGAGTGTTCGATGGGGATGGTATGCTTCTGGAGCAGGCAGACCCAGGTGCTGTAAAGCACCTGCGTCAAGTCCTGTTCATGCTCTACAAGCTCGAGTTGCCTTATTCGAAAACTTCGGAAGAGCGAGTAATCGCTTCCTTCGTGGCTACGGAAAGGGAACTTGAACTCGGCAGTGATAGTGCGACCGACGACCTTTTGGCCGCCGCTTCGTATATCATCCGCGATGTCCTGACGGGTTTCGACCCTATGGATATCATGCCAAAGCATGGTCCAGGAGCCGTTGCGACGGGGGAACGTTTGGAAGAAAAGTGGCTGTTCAAGCGACTTTACTCCCAAATCAACCGCGTCTACCCCTACTACGACTACTATATCGTAGGACGGGGGAGAGAGCTGTTGGATCGATTGGGCTGGTACAAGTCTATGGAACGTCGGGATTCCGGCGTTGCAAAGGTTGTATTGGTCCCAAAAGATTCGCGAGGTCCACGTCTTATATCTTGTGAACCATTGGAATACCAGTGGATACAACAGGGTCTGGGACGAAAGTTGGTTGAGCACTTAGAATCCTCACGGATGACTAAGGGCCAGATCAACTTTACTAACCAAGAGATTAATCGTGATCTTGCCCTTACGTCATCACTGACGCAGGAGTTTGCCACGCTTGATCTCAAGGAGGCCTCGGATCGTGTCTCAGTTGACCTTGTTAAGCGTCTCTTCGCTAATAACGAAGATGTGCTCAAGGCCCTCTTAGCCACGAGAACGACTGCTACGAAGCTTCCAGATGGAAGTATATTTCCCTTAAACAAATTTGCTCCAATGGGATCAGCTTTATGCTTTCCTGTTGAAGCTTTTTGTTTTTGGGCAATAGCCGTAGCTGCCATAGCTCGCCGTTTTCGGCTGCAGCGCCAGGAAGTCGGACGTAGAGTCTTTGTCTATGGAGACGATATTATCGTTCCCACAGAATGGGCCTCTACGGTAGTAGATGGTCTTGAGTTAAGTCGACTTAAGGTCAACTTAGCCAAGTCATGTACTACGGGTTTCTTTAGAGAGTCATGTGGTATGGACGCTTTTAAGGGCGTTCCAGTTACACCAACTCGTATAAAGAAACTCTGGGTCAAGTCGCGTAATGGTAGCGTGTATGCTGCGTACCTTTCTTTCGCACAACAAATGTACGACAAAGGGTACACTCAGACAGCAGATCTTGTATGGAAGAGGGTAGAGAAAATCTATGGGTTTATTCCCTATGGAGTTTCTACTAGTCCTTTCCCATGTAAGACTGTTTCCACCTTTGAATTGGCAAGGGCCCTTAATAGGGGTCATGTCAAAATGAGATGGAATGCTGACTTCCAGCGAACAGAGTTTTCGGTTCTCGTGCTTAAAGGCATGAAAATCGCATCTACTCTGGACGATTGGACTCGAGCTCTAAGAAACTTTGTTTCAAGGAGGCTCGATGAACCTACGCGCGTCGTGATTCCGTCCTCGACGAAAATCCAGCGACGGTGGAGTTCGATTTAGCTTCGGCTAGGTCGATAATGTTCCTTTCTGCCTGTAAAGGCGGTTTGGTTCTGGA